CGGAAACGAAGGATTAAGAATTTACGTATCTCAAAAAATTGCTAAATTATATGTTAGAGCACTTGGCGGTTTTGGAGCGAGTGGACTAGGAGCAGCAGGAACAAACGCACAGGGAACGCAATGGTTCACAAACGGATCGCTTTCTTTCGACGGTATTCCAATCTTTATGGCTAACGGACTAGGAGCAGACAATATGATCGCAACTACAGTAGATAACTTGTATTTCGGCTGCGGACTTTTAAATTCGCAAAATGAAGTGAAGGTTTTGGATATGGCGGATCTTGACGGAAGTGCAAATGTACGTGTGATTTTACGTTACAACGCAGGAGTTGAAATCGGATTTGCATCTGACGCGGTAACTTACGGAGCATAATATTAAATAAAAAGCGGAGCGTAAAAGTTCCGCTTTATTTTATTCATAATTTAAAAACACACACACAATGGCTTGTGAATTAATAACACACGGATACGCAGATGACTGCCAGAACAACGTAGGTGGAATTAAAGCGATTTATTTCCTTAACTACGGAGTTGTTGGAACTCAACCAACAGCAAACTATGGAGCCGCTCCAGATTTAAACGACTCCTTAAATACTTTAACATTAACTCCAGCGGCTTCAACTTTGTTTAAATACGAATTGAAAGGCGCAAATTCATTCGAACAAACAATAACAAGTTCGCGTGAAAACGGAACTACATTCGTAGAGCAAAATTTAACTTTTACAACTAAAGGTTTAACACCTACACAAACAAAGCAAATGAAACTTTTAGCGTGGGGACGACCAACGGTTATAGTTCAAACATTTAGCAACAAATTCTTTGTAGCAGGATTAGAAAACGGACTAGACGTAGTAACTACAATTATCACAAACGGAACAGCGATGAGTGACCTAGTGGGTTATACCGTTACGATGAAAGGCGAAGAAATTATACCAGCCAATCACTTAAACGTAGGCGCGCCTTATGGCGATACGCAAATTAAAGTGGTTACAGGTGCAACTTCAATTATTACAAACGCATAATAATTAAAAAAATTATTTTTAAAGCCGTTCGAAAGTTCGGCTTTTTTTTTGTTTTGAAAATTGAACAAAAACACGAATATTTAATTATATTAATATGATAGTATTAACACCTTCAACAGCACCGCAAACGTTTAGTTGTATTCCAAGAGACAACACGTTTAACGTTATGCAAATAACAGACGAACAAACAAATGTTACTACTACAATAACAATCACATCCAGAACCACAGGAAACTACATTTATACAATAACAGCAAGTTTTGCATTGATAGAAGGACACACCTATACTTTAGTTTTAAAGTTTGGAAATAATATAATTTTTAAAGATCGCATATTTTGCACCGCGCAACCATTAGTGACGTTTTCAGTTAACAACAATCAATACGTTTCTAATTCAACAACCAACGAATTTATAGTTTATGAATAACCTACACGTTTTAAATTTATCGGCATACACATCGCCCGTTATTTCGGAAACAAACCGCGAAAATTGGGTGGACTTTTTAACCGAAGACGGAGCGCAATACTTCCAATTTTTAATTGAGAGATACAGCAACTCAACAACGAACAATGCGATTATTAACAACGTAGCGCGATTAATATACGGAAAAGGTCTTAGTGCCCTAGACGCGAATAAAAAGCCAAACGAGTACGCGCAAATGATGTCCTTGTTCCACAAGGAAGACGTAAGAAAAATGGTGCTGGATAGAAAAATGTTCGGGCAATTTGCGGTTCAAGTTCACTACAACGACAAGCACGACAAAATATTAAAAGCCTACCACATACCCGTTAATTTATTAAGAGCAGAAAAATGCGACAAAGACGGACAAATAACAGGTTACTATTATAGCGACAATTGGGACGATCCCAAAAAATTTGCACCGATTAGATTTAACGCTTTCGGATACAGCAAAGACAAAATAGAAATTTTATTTAGTAAGCCTTACTCAGTCGGAATGAAATATTATGCCTATCCAGACTATCAAGGGGCGGTTCCATATACGTTGCTCGAGGAAGAAATAGCCGATTATTTAATTAACGAAGTACAGAACGGATTTAGCGGAACCAAAGTGGTAAATTTTAATAATGGTATACCGACAGACGAACAGCAAAATATTATATCAAATAAAGTTTTAAGCAAACTAACAGGAAGCAGGGGGCAAAAAGTAATAGTAGCATTTAACAACAACGCGGAAAGCAAAACAACCGTAGAAGACATACCGTTAAACGACGCGCCAAGCCATTATGAATACCTAAGCGAGGAATGCTTAAAAAAAATAATGCTAGGCCACAACATAACAAGCCCGCTTTTATTCGGGGTTGCTTCAACAAACGGGTTCAGTTCAAATGCAGACGAATTAAAAAATTCATCCGTTCTTTTTGACAACATGGTTATTCGACCATTCCAAGAAGAACTACTAGACGCATTCGACAGCATCCTAGCATTTAATGGCGTTGCTTTGAAATTGTTTTTTAGAACGTTACAACCGCTGGAATTTACAGACTTAGAAAACACCCAGAACGAGGAACAGGTAGCCGAAGAAACAGGAACCGAACTAAGCGCACAGACAAACGCATTAATTGATCTAGGCGAGGAACCAGATAAAGAATGGATTTTAATAGACGAAAAAGAAGTCGACTACGAAAACGACGATAAAGAAAATGAATTATTAAGCAGCGATCCCAAACAAAGTCTACTAAGCAAAGTTGTTAATTTAATTAGCACAGGCCAAGCGCGACCAAACGTGACAAGCGCACAGGATAAAATAATTAAACAAATGAAGTTTATTGTTCGCTACAAATATGTTGGCGCAATAAACGAAAAAACAAGACCTTTTTGTTACCAGATGATAAGCGCAAATAAAATATACAGGAAGGAAGATATTGTAGCAATGAAGGATCAAGTAGTAAACGAAGGATGGGGCCCGAAAGGCGCACCGACATACGATATATTTTTATACAAAGGCGGCGGAAATTGCTACCACAGGTGGAATAAACAAGTTTATGTTGTTCCTTTAGGAAAGGGAATTAATATAAACGAAGCAAAGCAAATAGGACAATTAAAAGCCGCGATAAGCGGATACATAGTAAGCAACCCAGAACTTGTAGCAAAGCGACCAGTTGACATGGACAACTATGGCTTTTTACCAAGCAACCCACAGAAACCAAGAGTAATAACACGATAATGGCAGAAGCACTATTAATAACACGGCAGGATATTGTTAAATACACATCACTAAACGGAAATGTGGACGTGGATAATTTTATACAATATATCAAGATCGCCCAAGATACAGACCTGCAAAATTTCACAGGCACGCAGTTACTGAACAAGATAAAAACGGACATAGTAGCAAATACTTTAACAGGCAATTATTTAACGCTTACAACCGTTTATTTAAAGCCGATGCTTATTCACTTAGCGATGAAGTATTATTTGCCGTTTGCCGCTTACACGATAAGCAACAAAGGAGTATATAAACACAATTCGGAAAACAGCACAACCGCAGACAAAAACGAAATAGACTTTTTAATTGAAAAGGAAACACAAATCGCACAGCACTACACACAACGATTTATTGATTACATAACTTTAAATACTAGTTTGTTCCCAGAATACAGCACAAACAGCAATAGCGATATGTTCCCAGACACAAATAACAACTACACAGGATGGTTCATTTAAAAACTTACAAACCAAAGGAAGTCAATATCGTAAAGTTAAAGACTTATTTAAAAAAAATAGAAAATGGCAAATAGCAACGGATGGGGAGACGGAGCCGCGAACAACACAATCGGATGGGGGCAAGCCGCAAACAATTTAATTGATTGGGGAAAATCGCACTTTTTATCGTGGGCAGGTTTAACAGATATTGTAGGAACAACAACACCGCCACCGCCAGCATTTGATCCAGATGCACAAGCATTTATTACTGCAACTGCAATAACCGACACAACGCAACAAAACGCAATAGACGCTCTAGTAATTGGCTTAAAAACCGATTTACTATGGAATAAAATGTTAGCCGTTTATCCGTTTGTTGGTGGAACAGCAACAACTTGCAAATTTAACTTAAAGAATCCTTTAGATACAAATGGAGCACATAGACTAACTTTTGTAGGCGGATGGACTTTTTCAAACAATGGAATACAACCAAACGGAACAAACACATATGCAAACACTCATTTAGCACCTTCAACACACTGGTCGTTTGGCAATAGTTCAATTTCGGCTTATTCAAGGACAAATAACATTGAAACGGGAAATTTATGGGGAACAAGGGCGGGAGCATCAGCAACAACTTTAAATTCAGTTTTAACAAATGGTTCCTTAAGTAGTTGTACTCACAATTCTAATTCTTCAAGTTTTATATCACCCGTTCCAACTACAAGTGCAGTTTTTCTAATTTCAAGTAGGTTAAGTTCAAGCGTTCAAATACAAGGAATAAATGGAACAAATGCAAATTACTCAATTAACGAACTTGCTTTCTCGCCTAACCCGATTTATTTGTCAGCGATAAATTTCTCGGGTACGCCGTCGGGTTATTCAACAAGACAATTAGCATTTGCACATATTGGATATGGTTTAACACAAGCAGAATGTACTTTATTATACAATAGAATCCAAACATTTCAAACAACTTTAAGCAGACAAGTATGAGACAAGTAGCAATAATAACAGAAGAAGAAAAAGACAAATTAATAGGGCAACAATTTATGCCAGATGTATATTTTAACCCTATCCAAGATTTGAATGATAATTGGATAATTTCAAGTGAGGAAATAGACCAAAGCGAAGACAAAGAAATAATATCTTTTAAAGATTTAAGATTAAATGCCCACCAAGCAAAAATAGATTTAACAGACGAACCAACAAAAGACGAACCACCAAAAAACCCAACACCACCAAAAAAATAATAAATGAAAAGTAATTATTTAGCAAGTTTATATTTTATAGCGGGGTTTTTAACTTCGTTTTCTTTAATTTGTCAAGGCACAGAACCTTACATTAATTTGGCAGGGGTTACTTTATTTTTTTACTTAACTTTCAGTTTGACGGAAGCACTAGAAGATTTAAACTTATGAGAACACAATTTTATTTATTAATTTACACAGCAAAAAATTCACTTTTGAAACTAATAACAATTTGCTTTTCTTTTTTTTTACCAATTAGCGGAATACTTGGGCTTTTATTAGTTTTGATTTTAGCAGACACCGCGACAGGAATATGGAAAGCAAAACACCAGAAGCAACAAATAACATCCCGCAAACTTTCGGCGATAATTTCTAAATTATTACTTTACGAACTGACGGTTATACTTTTTTATTTAATAGACTATTTTATTTTAAATCAAATAATTTTAACCTTCTTTTCAGTTCCTTTAATGCTAACAAAAGTGCTAGCGTTGATTTTGGCAAGCATCGAAATAATGAGCATAAACGAAAATTATAAAGCCGTTAAATCAATAGACCTGTGGCAAAGCGCAAAATTATTATTTGCACGAGCGAAAGAAGTTAAAGACAACCTAAACAAATTAAAATGAATTTAAGCGCACACGTTACTTTAGTAGAATTTCAAAGTTCACCCACAGCAACCACGCACGGAATAAAAAACGAAATGAACGAGTCGCAAATTGCGTCCGCAAAACTTTTGTGTGAAAACGTATTCGAGCCTTTGAGAATTCACTTAAACACACCGATACAAATAAGTTCGGGTTTTCGCAGCACACAATTAAATAAAATGATCAAAGGAAGTTCAACGAGCCAGCATTGCAAAGGCGAAGCGATGGATATTAAAATAGGCGCAAAGGGTTTTAATTTTATTAAAGATAAATTAAATTTCGATCAATTAATCTGGGAGTTCGGAAACGACGAAAACCCACAATGGGTACATGTAAGTTATAGCAAAAGAAACAGGAAACAAGTTTTAAAAGCAACCAAAAAAAATGGCAAAACTATTTATTCTAATTACTAGCATTTTACTTTATTCGTGTTCGGCACAATACCATCTGAACAAAGCAATAAAAAAAGGTTACGTTTGCGAAGACACCGCCGACACTTTGACGATCACAAAATTAGACAGCGTTCTAATTACAAATTTTGACACCACATACTACGAAACTTTTTTAAAGACTTTCGACACCATAGTACAGTGGAAAACCGAGTACATCCCAAAAACACGGCTAGACAAAAAAATAGAATACCGCATAAAAATAAAGACAATCTACAAAGACAGGATCGTAGAAAAAGCGAAGGCACGCGCGGAAGGCCAGAAGGCAAAATCAGAAGTTAAAAAAAACCGACCTAAAGGAAATTTAAATTTATTATTCGTTGGAGTTGGAATTGGATTATTACTTTCGTTTCTTTGGAAGTACGCAAAACAATCATTAATATAAATTTTTTATGAAAAACACCAGCGCAAGGTTTCGACTTAAACAGGACGAAATCGAAATGCTTATGCAGTACAGGGGCATAAAAAACGCAACGGACGAAGCAGGAGTAGACGACAAAGACGTAAAGCACGGATGGCTAAAAACAAAAGACGCAAGTTTATTCTTTAAGAACCCAAACTTTAAACAGGAAGAACTAAACGCGATCCAGCAAATAAAAAACGAATGCATAAGCGAGGTTAAAAAATACGCTCCGAAATACCATGCAATAGAAATAATAAAAAGCACAGACGCGCATTTATTAGTTATAGACATTGCAGACCTTCACATAGGTAAACTAGCAACAGCATTCGAAACAGGCGAAGACTACAACAGCCAGATAGCCGTAAAACGTGCAAAAGACGGCCTACAAGGAATCTTAAATAAAGCGAAAGGTTTTGATATAGATAAAATTTTATTCGTTGCAGGGAACGACATACTACACACCGACAACACCAGACGAACAACAACAGGTGGAACACCGCAGGATACCGACGGAATGTGGTACGATAATTTTTTAATGGCGAAAAATCTATACATTGAACTTTTAGAAAAATTAATTAGTTTCGCAGAAGTTGAAGTTGTCTACAACCCAAGCAACCACGACTTAACGCACGGCTTCTTTTTAATGCAATTGATAGAAGCGCACTTTGCTAATTCAACGATCACATTTAACGTTAATTTGCTACACAGAAAAGCATTTAAGTACGGAAAGAACTTGATAGGAACCACGCACGGAGACGGAGCGAAAACAGAAAACCTGCCGTTATTATTAGCAACTGAGTTCCCAATTTTATGGAGCGAGACAAAACACCGTTACATTTATAGCCACCACGTACACCACAAAACAAGCAAAGACTTCATCGGTTGCACGTTTGAAACTTTGCGCAGCCCTTCTGGTAGCGATAGTTGGCACCACAAAAACGGATACACAGGCGTCCCGAAAGCCGTTGAAGGATACATCCACCATAAAGAATTTGGCCAAATTGCACGGCTGACTCATATTTTTTAATATCTTTGTAATTCATAGTTAGTTTTAAAGGCGGGAGTTAGAAGCAACCGCCTTTTTTTTGTCCCATATATTAGCCAAATTTGTGACGAATAACTACAAATAGCCAATATGTTAGATAGATTTTATATTATCGGTTTTATTCCGATTAATTGTCCAGTTTTTAACAGTAAAAACTTGACTTTTTTAAGGCTATAACCTTAACAACCAGCAAAGACTTTAAGGGTTTTACTTTACTTTATTACGTTATTAGGTAAAAATTACCTTTGTTATGTGTTTTACCTTTGCACAAGGGCGCAATTTGCCCTTATTCTTATTTAGAATGAATATTGATAAGGTTTTTTTTTATTTAGAAAACCCAATAAACACAAGGGTTTAAAAAAATAATCAAAAATAATTTAAAAATAAATGTTAAAAAGTATTGCAGTTTTAAACAAAGTGCGTATATTTGTCAAACAAAAACAAACAAACACTATGAAAACACGAAACGAAATTTTAGACTTCCTAGAAGCACAGCAACAGGAGAACAACCAGAACACAAATCAACTGCACTTGATTATCCAAACCTTGACTACATTTTTAGGCGACGATCAACTACAGGAAATAGAAAATTTATTTAACCAATTTAAAAACTAGAAACTATGAACATGAGTTACTGCCGATTTCAAAACACACTACAAGATTTAAAAGATTGCTACGACAACTTGCCAGACGGAAACCTATCACATGCAGAAGCCGCAGCATTTGCAGAATTAGTGGCACTGGCCAAAGACATCGCCGAAACATACGAGGATCTTGATTATTACCAATTAAAAGATTTATCAATAGAAAACTACAAAGACGAACAATAAACAACTTAAAACTAGAAACTATGAAAAAAGAAACAAGGATCACCAAAACAAGAGAACAACTACAAATGTCGATATTAAAGCACGGACATCGGCACTCAAAAACAATTCAATTATTAATTAAATTAAACAACATAAAAAAATAAAGACCATGAAAGACTACAGAATTGAATACCAAGACAAAGACCAGAACGAATTGTTCATAGGCATTGTAACAGCAGTAGACCTGCAAGACGCAACAGACTACGCAAACAAATTATTTGCAGAAACCAAACTAAACGATTTATACGCTTTTGTAATAACTGAAATAATAACTGAACTATGAAAAATTTAATCAATTATTTTACACCAGCAACCGAAGAACACAAATCGTTTTTAAGGCACTTTTTAGGCACTCTAACGGCTTTTATTTTGCTGGGTGGTATGTTTTATTGTTTGATGTATTTAAAAACGATTTAAAGCGCACTTTATTAACAGGTAAAAAGTAATTAACTTTTAATTGTGTAAAACTTTAAAAAAATAATTGTTAAAAAGTATTGCAGTTATCAAAATAAGTTTTATATTTGTATAGAATTAAAAACAAACAAACTAAAACAAACAAAATGAAAAACATGATTTTAAAAACAAGAGTAACAACAGCAAAGGGAGTAGCAGAACTAAACGCAAAACCAGAAATGCCAACTTTGATCTACGTAACCTACTACCGAAACAGCGGTCAAGAAATTACGGAATACGCAGGAGAAAAAACAAAGCGGATCATTGACGAATTGTTAAAAAAAGCACAAGCCAAAATAAAACAGGAACGCTGGACGCTTTGGAGTTACTAAAAAACAAACCAGAAAAAACAACAACATGAAAACAACAAACAAAATTAAAATTAAAGTTCAAAGATTAGGAAACGTTATTATAACACAGACCATCCAGAACAAAGTAATAATACGCACAGAAGTTAAACACATTTAAAACTAGAAATTATGTTTATAGAAACTTACAAAAACGAAAACATTTACAAATTCAACGGCTTTTATCAAATTGGGTTAAACGGCGCGAGTATTTCAAGTTTAGATTTTTTAAAAAAACTTATAGATTTAAAATTTAAAAACAAATAAAAACTAACAAAATGGAAAATAGAAATTTAGGAGTATGGAACAGGGGCTGGGAATTATTATATGAATTTGCAGGCTGGCAATTTTCGATCGCAGGAACGTGGGAGTTTAACGATTATGACGAAGTAAGCGAATACGCGTTTATTGAATTAGACGTGGAAGTTAGCGAAAAATGGATAATTGAAACAGACGACCACTTACAGCCGCACGTTTTAGGGGTTCGTCTTTTGGAAGATTTACGACTAGAAATGCAGGAAATAATAAACAGCGACTTAGCAAATTATGACTTCTGGGAATGGAAGACAAACAACGACGACGCAAACTATACTTTTTACCACGAACTATGAAAGCAGGAACAATATACGACCAGATGGATTGGTGGCAGCGACAATGGCGCGGATCATTTGACCTTTACCTTTATTTAGAAATTTGCAGAATAAAAAAAAACGAAAACCAAAAACAAAAAACCATGAAAC